TTCTCGTTCAGCTTCCATAGCTCGTGCTTTAACAGCAAGTTCTTTTTTATCTTCATCCATGCGTTCTTTCTCAGCTTGGAATTCTGCTTTTAGTTTTGGATCAGTTGATGTCTTTGCGGCAATCTCGTATGTAACACCACGACCTGCCTTAGCTTGATACTGTGCCCATGTGTTGTTAGCACCTAGTGTATTGTTTAATACTGTGCTGGACAGTTTGCCACCATACCAACTGTTAACTGCTAGTAACAATGCAAATATGCTAATAACCATACCTGCTTTATCTTTTAGCTTGGCTTCACGCTCGCTACGTGATCCCACTGGAGGCTTAGGTGCATCCGGATCTTTTGGGGTTTTGTTTATTAAATTTAAAACTGAATCTATCAATGCCATCTTTCGCTCCTGCTTAATATACTAGTATTTAATCAAAATCCAAATAAGTTCTTCTTCGGCTCTGTTAAAAACTTTTCTGCAATGGCAGCGCCTTTAGCTCTTACATGAGCGTCGGGACTGTTTAACATGTCATTAATCAATGCTGCTCTGGCCATTTGTTCCATGGTTTTATCTCTAGATATGGATTTTTCAACCTCTGGATTGGACATAACAGCACAACTTGATAGCATTACAGCTATAATAACAACGGCAATTTTCATTTTACACTCTCGTAAATACGTTTTTGTTCAAGGTACCAGTCGTTCCAACCGTCTACTTTTGCCGCACATTCGTAGTACATGCCGTAGTTTTGAACAACTACTTTTAGCATTTCTGTAATTGCAACTCGGTCGCCTTCGACCTTTTTAAGACTATCACATCTTTCAACTAGTGCTTTTGGAACGTCGGGAAATCGTTGACTGACCGGAACTGGTGTTGAACACGCGGCTAGAACTAGAGCAATACTTAAAATGATATATTTCATTTTTTAGCTCCCTCAGCAGCCTTATTCATAGCAGCAGCCTGATTATGTATGTCAATGATTTCTTTAGGTACAGGACATTGTTCTATATACTTGATGATCTCTTCTTTCTTTACAACTTCTCTATCAAGATATTGTGTAATATATTCAGTCTTGCCTTTAATTACTTTAGTTTTTTCAACTATTTGTTGTTCAATGACTGTATTAGTTTCTTGTGACTTTTGTTCAGCAACAGCAACTCGTGCCTCGGCCTCAGCAACTTTTGCTCGCCATGTCATTTCTGTATCATAACCACCACGCAACCATACTCCTAACACTAGTAGTACAATACCAACTGGTTGTAAAATCTTTACATAGTTGCCATAGAATGGAATAAATTTACCTATCCATCCAGCAAGTACACCTGTAATACCAGCGGCAATAATAGCCCAGTAAACCCAGTTTAAAATTGCATCGGGCAATAGATTAATCATCCATGCTATTTGAGACATTAGTGTGCTCCAAAGATATGCAATGCATGTTCGTAGTGTTTGATACGATCTTCTAATCCAATAGTACCACCGTTAATACGTTTAGTCATTGTTAGAATATCCCCACTATCTGCATATTGATTTAGTTTATTCTGTTCCCAAAAGAAACAAGCTGATTGTACAGCACCTTCAAATGTCTGTAGGTACTCGCTGGCTTCTTCAACTGGAATGTCTAGACTGCCTGCAAAGAATGTATAGTTGTTCTTTCCAGTTAACTGTATAAGCCCACGACCGCAATAACGGAAACCATCACCTGATTCTTCTGGACCGTTGCCCATACGATTAGCGTAGACTCGATTAGCAATCATTTCGCCCTTGCCTGCATACTGAGCAGCAATAGAATCATCTGGAAAATACTTGGGAAATACTCTACGTAGGCTAGCTGCCTTGTAGTTTAAATTTTCTTTTAGAAAAACAAAGCCACCGCTTTCGTGAGCGCACTGTGCTAGGAAAGCAGCCACACGTTGTGGTGTTGTAATCTCGTATTCTGGAAGTATTTCACTTAGTGCTTCAAACCATTGATCCACATATGGATTCTTAGGAATCATATCCTTAAGTTGCTCTTTTGTAAAATTAAATGTAAAACTCATTATTCTATCCTCTGCAATAACATTGCTTGACCGTTATTGTCAAACATAAATTTGTCACCTACTTTATTAATATTGTAGTTGCCCAATACTTTAGTTAGCCAGAAAATCTCACTCATAGATTCGTCATCCATTGTGATAGCGTCTACCACACCTTCTAGGATAGAATTAGTAGAAGCTTCCTTAACCATTCTTAATTTAACCTGCTTATTAAATGGTTTGTGGATAGTAATAATGTCGCCATCTAATGTTAAACTATCCATTAGTGTTTTATTAAAAAACTTTCTAACGCTTTCTGTTTTAATGTTATTCAACAATCCGTCGTACAGTTGCGGAGTATTAGGAATAACCTTCGAAAGAGTTTCTTCGGTAAGGTCGTGTTCTGTTTTTTCTTTATAGTATTTGAATTTAAACTCAGTTAGACCAGTCAACTTCTTAACACCGTATTCTAATTCTTTGATCTGTTCTGCTAACTTAGGAGTTCTTGCCAGTTCGATGAATACATGATACTGTCCACGATCGTCTTCTCCGGAACTAACATCTGCATCTAGAACAAAGTTATAACCTTTTTCTACAAATTCCATAATGTCTTTAGCTGGATTTCTGTCTTTGACAACAAGACTCAATACGCAGACATCGCGATCCTCTCCCATTTTAGATCTAAAAGAGTCAATATCGAAAATAGGAATAATCATATTTTCTAAATCATTAGATCTCAATCCTTCATTAAGCTGCTGGTTGTTCTGCATTTGTTTGATCCTGTGCTAGTTGTTCTGCGGCCTCTGGTTGAGCTGCAACAATACCGTTCTGATTAAGAATATCTTCAACTTTATTTTTATCTAAATTTTTATATCCTCGATTAATGTCGTTCATTAATTTTTTAGGCATAGTAATTTTGACCATCCAAACTTCTTCGTGATCAATTTTACCTTTCTTTGTTCCGGGCCTGATATCGTCTGGCTTTTCAATTTTACGTACTTTAGAAATTGACGATTGTGCAAATTGTACCTTGCAACCGTAGTCAAGTAATCTAATTCCACCTTTAGGTTCGGGCATTTTGTCTTTAGGCCACATGAATGTGCATTCCACAAAGTAGCGGCTTTCTTTTGGCCCTTCTACAATCTCACCGTCAATCCAGTTGTCGTAAACATAGGTATCTAGTTCGTCGATAACACGCTCGAAGTCTTTTAACAGGTTTAAACTGTTATTTGATCCGTAGATATTTTCAATGTTGTTAATAATGTCTTTGATATCAGCCATAATTTCTCCCATTGTATTTATCGTCAAAATACAAACATATCATATAACTTTTAAGCCCGTTTGTTAAATACTTTTGTGTTCGGCTACGGACACAACGGTTCCGAGGTCCGTGCCTAACGCATAACAAGGAGGGCTAACCTTATATGAAGAGAAAAAGAGCAACAGTACTGAAGGCTAACACCTATCAAGAAGCGTCTAATGTAATCAAATTAGTAGACAAAACGTATCAAAAACGTCCACGAGTTCAAATATATCCCAAAAACCTTAACCAAGAAAGCTACCTATTAAAGCTAAATGATCCTAAAAAGATGATTGTTTTTGCTATAGGTCCAGCCGGTACGGGTAAAACTATGCTAGCGGTGCAATGGGCAATTGATCAACTCAAATACGGTGATGCTACTAAGATTATTATAACTAGACCAGCCGTTTCAGTAGACGAGGAGCACGGATTCCTACCAGGGGATTTGAATGAAAAGATGGCTCCTTGGACTCGACCTATTTTTGATGTTTTGGCAGAAAATTACAATGCTAGAGAAATAGAGACCATGGTTGCAGAGGGGGTGATTGAGACCAGTCCACTAGCGTATATGCGAGGGAGAACATTTAAAAATGCAGTCGTTATAGCCGACGAAATGCAGAATACAACACCTAGTCAAATGAAAATGCTATTAACTAGACTAGGTACGGATTCAAAGATGGTCGTAACAGGTGATTTGCAACAAGCGGACCGCCCAACTAATAACGGTCTATTGGAATTTTTAAAGTTATATGGTAACTTTGAAAATCATAGATATGTAGACATTTGCCACTTTGACATTGGCGATGTAGAACGTCATGAAGCAGTTAAGGAGATACTAGCAATCTACGGAGACTCTTAATCTTTAGGGAGGTGGGGGGTCAGTTGATCCCCCAGCGTTCTCTTATAAAATTCTAACATATCATCAAATGTAGCTTCTCTGTTGAGACTGTTTACAACACATTTTTTTTCTTTAAAGTCTAAGATTACCTTGGCACTTTGAATGTGTTTAGTTTTGATATTGTTTTTAAACTCTGTTAACTCGTCCCATTTGCCGTTCGGCTTCTTGAGATACGTCACAATCATATATCTATTGTTCATTTCGGACATTATAGCCTTGCTAATTTAATCAATACGGCTGCAAGATTAATTTCAGCGTCTGCTACTAGCGTATGATCAACCAATCCTTGTTTAATAATCAATACGGCACTATCTTGATTTTTTTCTTCGCCGAATATTTCAAGATTGTCGTACAACCAACGATACACTTCTTCCATTTCTTCAGCACGAATTTTTCCACACAATAACTTACGTGCTTCTGTAATTTTGCCTGCTTTAAAAAGTTCAACCATGTCAAACTTCCACTCGGCAGTACCTTCGTCACCTTTATTAGGAGAAGCAAGAGTATTATCATTAACATTTTGTTGTACTAGATTAATACACTTACGTAAATCTGGATACGCAACTTTTACATAATTATCTAACGTATCAAGATCAAAGTCTACTTCTTCAGTAACAAGTATGGTAGCTACTCGAGCAGTAAACTCTGTAAGATCAGTACGTTCTACGTGAAAGCCTTGGCAACGACTATGGATTGCAGGAATGATACGATTAGGATAGTTACAGGTAAGGATAAATCTTGCAGTTGCATGATATTCTTCCATAACGCCACGTAGTGCGGCCTGTGCATTAGGACTCAAATAATCTGCTTCGTCTAACAGCACAACTTTAAACGGCCCGAATGGAATCATCTGTACAAAGTTTGTAACCTTGTCTCGAACATCATCTACGGAGTTAGTACGTGACGCATTAATTTCTAACACATCAAACTCTTCAATGCCCAATTCCTTAATAAGAATTTTTGCAAGGGTAGTCTTTCCAATACCGGCATTGCCGCTCAATAACAGATGAGGAATACTCTTATCTTTAATCCATGTCTCAATTTGTCTACGTTGATGATCATCGCGGAATACATAACCGTCTACAGTCTTAGGACGATATTTTTCTACCCATAGTTCTTTCATTCTTTATCCTCTTTTCTAATAATTTCTTCAGCACGTTCATCTGCTCTACTGGCAGCACAGGTTAATGCCGTAGCAAGGCACCCTAACACTGCGCCAACAATCATTCCCAGTGCAAATAACATTATACTAACTCCTCAACTACACCCAATACTTCTGCAAGGATTAGAAATGTTCCTGCCCAAAATAAATTGCCCAGTACTAAATTTCCACCAGCAATTACTCTTAGTGCGCTCTTTGCAAGGCTGACATAAAAATGTCCCCGGCTAGTATCTTTAGGTTGTATTTCCATATAATATCCTTTACGTTTATTATAGACAAAAAGAAAGGGTCTGTCAAGACCCTTTGAGTTACTTGCTCACAAAAGGAGCCAACTCCGGGGGCACCCACCCTACGGGTTTCAATACCTTACCGTCTTCTCGTTTACGAACTTTGCCAGTTTCGTGATCAATCTTGGCAAAGTTAGTTTTCATAACTTCTTTCCATCCGCCTTCGCCGTCGAAGCCGCCGCTGTGTATTGCACCGATAGTTACAACGATAAAGTCTAGTAACGCATCTAATTGCTCTACACGGTTTTCCATGAGTAAGCCTACCTTAAGCTCTCTCCACTCTTCTTCCATAAGATCTAGATATAGTTTATATTGATCCTTATTAAGATCGCCTACTGTTTGATCACAGGCTTTCATAAATTTTTCTTGATCGCGAAATAGATTAGTCATGTTTTTCTTTATGTTACCTTGCGCCAAAATCTTCTGGCCTGATAGTAATACTATCACCATTGTTGATTTCGTTGCCTATATAAAAATCACTTGGCTGTTCGGTGCTGGTACTTACACCGATGATACAGTTAGTATCGACTCGATGCGCCTTTACTTCTCGCTCACCGTCGTTAATGTGCATAGCTCTAGTCCAGCGACCGTGTTCAATAAGAACCCACTCACCTACTTTAACATCTGTTTGTTCGGGACCAACACAGTAAACTTTAGCCCATCTAGGTTTAATACCGTGTGCTTTGGCATTGTCGCTTTGTACAACAATACCACCATTAGTGACCATCTCACCAAAATCCATATCTGAAACAATGACCCAGTCGTGCAGGGCACGTAATTTAACGTGCTTTACGTCATATGCTGTTACCATAATTATCTTTTACTGCCTCTAGTTAGAATCTCTTCTTTAGCTGCTCTAGGATTTTCTTTGTAATAATCTGCTAACACTTGTTCTTTTGTACGAATAATTTTGCCACCAGCGCCTAATTCGTCGCCACGTGCATTAACTTTCATATTACCTACTGCTGGCAATAGTTCATTTTGAAGATTTAACTTCTCCATGTCGATTTGTTTGCCCTGCATACTTGTATAAATTTTACCCATTTTGATCTCCTTTAAAGAATTCGTCTATTGGTATATTGTATTTAATACTGTCTATCTTATGTACCCCTATTAAGTGAAGCACATAACTTGCTACTGAACTACCACGTCCTACTCCCCATACTACATTATTAGCTCTAAGCGTATCTACAACATATTTCATGCAAAATAACATTTCCATCATGTTATTTTCAATAAACAGTGTGAGTTCTTGAGATACTCTATCTCTTTGTTCAGTAGTATCGCACATATCATAAAGGGATTCTACCAAATTAGGATAGTAATTATTGGGTATATACCAATGTTTTGGATTTATTTCAGATAGGGGTTTAGGATAATCCAGTCTCTCATTTTCTAAAATACTTAGATAATGCTGGATTTCTTTTGAATCTGCAAGACATTTTTCCAAAATATCAGGACCGTGAATCATCACGCCTTTGATAAGTTTGTCTTGAGTATTATTTGTTAACATTAATAAGTTGATCCAAATCGCCGTCAAAACCAGATCTAGATTTTTCTAGATAGCGTTTCGACATTTCGTCTCTATATATTGTAACAAAAGTTGCGATTTGTGTCAACATCTCAGGTTTACCTAAACGCTGAGCTGCAAAGTATTTTCTAGATAGTTCCTGCATCTTGGCCTCTACTTCCGAATCGGATAGTAGAGTTAGATCTTCTTCTAATGGATGGAACATTATGAACTAAACTGCCCCACATAGTTTAGGAAAATTCTGTCCGATTTATTTTTCCAAACTTCAATTATTACAGGATTCCCAGCACCTGCGGAAGATTCTGCAGAAGTTAGTGTAAATGTAGCAGGGAATGTATCGTTCTTTTTAATAACTGTCCCACCACTAGTACTAAATGTAACAGTCCTTGTAGTACCATCACCGTATAATTCTAAGGTAACCTTGCCATTTTTAGAAGGAACTGATCCATCTTCAGGGAAATTTAAAAAGTCAACGGTTATGTTTGCACCAATTCTATAGACTTGATAATTACCGTTTTGGTAATCAATAGTCAAAGGAGCAGTAATATTGCCTCCATCGAATTTTCTTTCGAAGCTATTTTGCAATACCGCACTGTAAATAATTCTATTATTAAAATCACTACCGTGAATTCCGGCTGCAACTTCGTCGTAGGCATCTAGCGCCAACCCTTCTGTAGCAGCCTGTAAAGCTGTAATTTCAGTGTAAGCGGTTAGTAAGCTAGTTTTGATAGTATCAAAATTATCTCTAAATACTTGTGTATCGTTATCCTGCCCTGCTACAGGGAAGTTTTCATTTATTGCTGCTGAGTTTATATTGCTGGTCACGGTAGTTTTTCTCCACGTTGCGGAAACGCAAGGTATTTATCCTCGATTTCATTGTTCAAGATATCTATTATATATCTATCTACGGTAAAGTCTATATTTTTAAAGTCGTAGCCACTAGAATTAATTCTAGAAATAATGCCTTCAGAAGTGCCCGGAGTTGCATAACATAGTACTAATGCTTTAACAAATCCTGTTTCGACAAAGCTATTTGGTTGAATGCTACGCATCCAAAGAGGTAAGAACTCTCGATCTCGTTCGCCGAGACTTTTAACTCTGCTTCGCATATTTTTGAAACTATTAGGAAAGATGCGTTGATGATCACTATCACTAGCAAAAGGAATATCACTGTCAACTTTAATTGAATCAAAACTTAATAGAACTTTGCTTTCGATTTTGGACGGTAATTCTATAGTTTTGCTAATACTCTTACCGTTTTTCTCGTATTCGTCGATTATTTCAACATACACAGCTTCGTAAATTGATTCTTGAGTGTTTATATCTTTTGCAACTGCATACTTAACATCACCAAATCTTAACTGTTTTCGATAATGATTCCTACTCATGGCCTGTACGTAGTTTACGGCTCCTAGGCTTTCTATGCCGGCAAACACTAACATTTTTAATTCTGCTTGAATACCAAAGTTAGGATCACCGTATCTATATATTTCCGAAGTCTTGAAAATATTAGAATTGGTAATAAAGTTATACCATTCTAATCTTTTAACTTTTGGTTGAAATGCTTTAACATACAAATTAGCGAAAGTCTTTGTGTTATTGGCAATAACTATTACAAAGAATGTTTTTAAATTCTCTGCAAAATTTGCTGAGTCTCTTGCTTTAATTGTAAATGTAAATTTCTGATCAAAACTAGTTTCGGTGGAATCAAAAGTAGTATCAAAAGTTATTGTGCCAGATGAGTCTATCAACGATGAATCTCTGTCAAAGAATCGAGTTAATCCTAATCCAGCTGAATCTGCAAACTGTTTAACTTTTCCTTGAATAATACCAGTAGATAACAATCTTAATCCCGGTGGCAACACACCACTTACTAATTCATATGCTACTTTACCACCATACAATAAACTTTTTGCCTCTACTTTCAAAGTGCTTGATTGATTTGGTTTAATGGTTCCTTGATCTTGATCAGAAATCCATTCAATGGCACTTTCAATTTCTCCAATGATATCAACTGTAAATGTTTTTTCAGAAGTACTTACGCCAATATTCCAGTAAGGCCCATTGGCAGGAAATACATTTCTATTTTCTTGTAAACATACATAGATAAATCCGTTGTATCTAACAGCATCTGTTTGATAATAAGTTACAGTACTAGACCAGTTTCCAACCAATGTATAATTTTCATCAGCTAATGTTATTGGAAAGTTCACCGCCTGCATGGTAAACTGATAAGTTCTAGTCACCGCGGCCTGATAAGGAACCTTGCCAGCAATTTCACCTGTTATGGTATCGAGTACCATGCCTGGAGGTAATATACTATTAGATCCGTCTGGATTGGTTGATAACAAGAAGTATGTTATAGTTCCTGTTAAACTAGGAGGATCGTAGACATCTAAGTAGATAGTTACATAATTATTTGCACGATATCTGCCTAAATCAGATTCGGTAATCCATATAGGCAAACGATCTCCGGTATTGTCTGCTTGGAACAAATTAGTATCCACTTGCATGATACTATTATCGGCCTGCAAGAATTCTTCAGTAACTACCCAAATTTTAAACAAGCGACGAACTTCATTCAAGCCATCAGTTACTGCTACAATAAAGGCATAGAATCTACTCAACCTTCTTGGACTTCGGCTAGGCTCGTTGTAGTCGTAAGTTGTAATATCATACAAATAAGTGTCAAAGCCATTAGATCTAACTTGAGAAACATCCAATGGAGTAACATCAAATCCGTTGGTATCGTATGCCCCGGTTGGATTTTCTAGATAGTCAACAGCAAATACCGGATCAGTAAATCCAGAAATTATTCCTGTAGTGCTTAATGTTAATCCCGGAGGAAGAGCACCGCCTTGAGGAACAAGATAATATTCTAACGTATCTCCAGCGTTTAAATCAGTATCGTCTGCTTCTAGTTGAAAATTTACATATGAATTATCGAGAACAAAATAATTGTCATTATCGCCTACATTTAAAAATCCTTCAGTGGTAGTCCAGGTAGGAACATCTGAGCCATCAACAGCAAGACTAAAAGTTCGATCTTCAATATCAACCCCATCGTCTGCTCTAATGACAAATCTACTAACAGTAAATCTTCTTACTTCAGTAGGACTGCCTTTAATAGCATTATCTTGTAATCTTAATCCTCGTGGAAGTTTCCCCGCAATTAACTTATATGTTACTGCGCCAATATTGGAAATTGCAGAAATAGGAATGTCGAGGGTTATTCTTTCAACGATGATTCCTAGACTACCGATAGGTGTAACCCAAGTAATGGCCATTTAGATATCCTTATAGTACACCGAGATCTAAATCAATAGTTGCCGGAAGTGTAATAGTTCCAAAATCAATGTTAGCTGCTGCTAATGCAAATTGTGTAGAATATTCAAAATTTCCAGCAATTGAACCAAAATCAAATGTTGTTAGGATTTCGGTCACTGGAATTACTGTGTCTATAGAAATAACACTTCCGTTAACTACAGTTTCAATATTCTCCCCACCATTTTTACCTGCCAGCGTTATATTGATATAGTCGTTGCCCAATAGTGTTCCGCTATTAGCATCGATCCTAACAAATCCGTCGGGCTGTTGATTATTAATAATTAAAGAATTTGATAATTCTTCAATGAATATTTTCGTTCCTGATACTAATTTTTTAAATTGTAGATTAGCACCTACTTTTTCTTTAAATACACCTGCCCCTACAGTTCCGATATTTGACGCAGTAATAGTTAAACTAGCATTTAATTCGCTAAAGTTAGAATTAACTTTTTCAAAGGCCGTGCGTAGGTTATCGCCGAGCCCGTCATTAACTACATTGCCAACATTAATTGTTTGAATTGCCATAATCCGCTCTCTTTTATATATTTAGCCAGTTGATCTACAATAAATACCGCATGAGTGTAGACGCAGATAGTGAATATTGGACTAGTTTGAAATGGCCCGCAGCACCTAATCTAGACGATTATTGTGTATTTGAAAGCTATTGTACAGGGCGTGTGTTACTGTTAGGTAGCACTAAGTTGTTGCTTCCCTTGGTAGACGAAGCATGGGATATAAATCCATTATATGACGACGCTAAAATCAAAGCTAGGGATTGGTTTAATCTAAATGAACATTGGGATACTATTATTGTAGATGGCGCACTCAGCTACGGCAAGGAGTTTACACATCAACTCTTGCACATTGTGCTTAAAAACTGCAACCGCTTTATTAGCCGTACATTTTTAAATCCTAACTGGCCCACAAAGTATGCTGTGTATTTCCCCCGTGCAGAAGAGCTAACTCCTCAACCACTAGAACACTCTATTAACGAAGTTTATACATTTTACATATGGAACAAATAATATTAGCCATGTACTCGGGCGGCTTAGACAGTCTGGGTATGATTTATAAGTTACTTACAGATCCTGCATACAAGGACTATAAGTTACACATACATCACGTACACAATCAAAATGTAGAGAATAGAGATCGAGCCGAAGCTGTTGTAGTTCCTATGGTGTTAAAAGAACTTGAGCGATTGGGATTTAATTTTGTTTATAGCGAAAGCCAAATAGCGAGTCAGCCTTATGGTCAAAACTTCCTATATGATTCTGACACTATAAATTTCTTTGCTGGATATATTTGTAGTGCCGATCCCGACATAGCCTATGTCGCCATGGGCATGCAGGCTAGTGATACTAATCTAGCATTAGAACTAAGACGTAAACGTGCTGATAAAATATTAGCAGCATTTACAGATGTTAAGAAGATTTACCCTGTACTCGACTTAACCAAGCGTGAGATATACGACATGCTACCAGAGTCATTGCGTAATATGTTTTGGAGTTGTAGACGTCCTGTCTACACAGAAAAAAGTATCGAACCTTGTAAAAGATGCGATACTTGTTGTAAGTTAAAGGACCAAGGCATTCGCTAATTCTAAATTAGCCTTTTGCTCGAGTCCTTACTCTAGGATATACAGATCCAGATGTGGGCCTATTTTTAAATGTAGCCCTTGGCAGGCAAGGTCCGCTAATGGGTCTTTCTAATTTATAAAATAGATATCGATTATTTCCGTTATCGCCAAACCATTGATAGTTATTGTAACTTGCTCCAGAGGAGTTTACATGATTTTTCTTAGAATGTGTTATCAGATAAGTTAACGCTTCGCTAGAATCTAGATTTTGATTCTGCTCAGCATAACAGGCTAACAGACCACATACCTGCGGTGATGCCATACTAGTTCCAGAAATACTACCTAGTTTATAACTTGCGCTTCTAGGATCATTTACTAGTGTAATACCAAATTCAGCAGCGGCAGTTGTGTTGTAGACTGCGGAAACAATGTCAGTTCCCGGAGCCCATATGTCAACTCGATTGCCAAAGTTACTGGAATTGTTTTTATATTCTGCATTAAGGCTACTGACGTTGCCCACAACAATTACCCCAGGTGCTACCGCAGGGCTTGATCCTTGAGAATGAATATAAGTGAAACCACTAATATTGATACTGTTGTTGTAATCTTCACCACTTGCATATGCTGAATTCCAATAACTGTTTCCAGCAGCCGCTACAACAATAACACCATCAGCTATGGCATCAATAACGTCAGCATTAAGAGCAGCATAGGTATAGGGCATTCTATAAAGATATGAGCCACCCGGAACAGGAACACCTTTTGATTCTAAGGCTACTTTTTTGTCAGGATCTGCCATGGCTGATATATCTGTGTAAGCACCTCGATAGGTAACGCCATTGATTGACGATAGTAAAATATTACCATATGAATAACCCCAACTGTGATTGGTTATAGTTGGATTTCTTTTTCCAGTAACAGGGTTAATGGCTTTATTTTTATGAAAAGCTCTAAGATAATCAAAGATATAAAGTTCCCAGCTGGCAGGAGAGTTTGCACCAGCGTAATCAAATTCCATATTATAGATGTTGGCATCCCGTGCCCACCCCTGTGTATTACCAGCTACTGTTCCAGCAACGTGAGTTCCGTGATTGCTAGAAATGTCGGTGTAGTCATAAGCACCAACAGTGCCTACTCCAACAATACCACTTAATGAAAACCAATTATATTGATTAACTCTCGATCCACCCGTGCCGTCTACATTAACTGCAAACTCTGGATGATTGGGATTAATATGTGCATCGACAACAACAACATCTACATTTTTACCAGAACTGGTTGTAGTTACCGTTTGTGTTGTCTGCGTAAATGATCCACCAGGTCCCCAACCTGCTAGTGTATCTCCTGCTGCTATTCTATACAATCCCCAATTTTTATCATTGCTATCAATGGTGGAATTTTTTTCAAAGTTTCCAGACTGTGTCCAGTAGTGTACAACTTCAATGCCCATGTCTCTAGGAGGACGTTCCACGGCTATTACTCTAGGATCAGTTCTTAGTTGAACCGCTTCCTCATCGGACAACATGAAGTGTGTGTTTCTACTAAGTTCTCTTAACTGTGTTATGCTAACTTGTCTATTGGGAATATAAAGATTCCCGCCAGGCGACTCCATATCTGCAATAATTGAATCAGCATCAGCCATTGTTTGAGCAGTAACAATGTATTCTTTTAAATCGCTCATATTAGACCTCAAGCTGTAACACAGTTAACGTAACCATGATAGTCGTTGTTGTGCCGCTTTTGTTTGTAACTGCTAACTGGATATCACTTGAAGGGGTGCTTTCGTTACTAAATCCTATAGTTCCCGGACTAATCAATACGGTTTCTTCTCCAGTGGTAATAACTTCAGCTATTACACCAGAACCTGGCGCTGGATCAGTTAATTCACTTCTTCCTGAATCTGCCGATCTACTAGCAGTGTCAGTATAAATTCTAACCCACGCTGCATGTGAAGTTTGTATTTTATACAATACATAACCTTTATAACCAGTTATGGTTAAACTTCCAGTAGCAGTATCTGCTAAACTAGCTGTAGTATTATCAACAGTGATACGAGCCCCAGTCCAGGCTGTTGTTTGTACACTACCGTTTGGAAATGTTGTACCGCCTTCTCCGTCAAATACCCAAGAATTATTTCCTGCTACTAATACTAGATCGCTGGCAATATCGGCGACATACCAAGTCCAGTTGCCGCCAGTTGTTATTCCCATGTCAGCATACGGAACCGTTAATACTTCGCCACCACCAAATTGTCCACCACCTGTGTGCCCTGCGCCACCATCAACTACTGTAAAGCTAGGAGCATGATAGTCAATTCCATTTGCGTTCCAATTAACATCGACCACAATATCAGTGCCGGGTATAGTATAATTAAGTATTGGTGCTGGAGGTACACTAACAAACGATACATTAGCAATACTAGAAGCACTTTGTATTACTATTACAGTTGCCGCGGCACCTGTAGCAGGTGTAACTTCTGATACACTGCTATTTTTTGGCAATGTTAAACTGCCATCATTGGCAAAGGTCCATTGATTATTAAATATATTAGTAGTGGCAGTATGTATGTTAACTGCACCACCTGAGGCCACTCCACGACCTCCACGAATCTCTACCGGACCACCAATGCCACCAGAAGCAGTGGCGTCCCCAGCGTTGAGATCTAAGAATCCGCCAACGCCATTGCCATCCTTTGCTAAACCTGATTCTAAACGAACATATCCACCACTCTGTCCGCCATTGCCACCACGTAGTTTAACATCGCCACCGTCACCGGTATAATTACTTCCTTCACCACCGTAGCCGCCCCAAATGTAAACGTCGCCGCCTTCTGTTCCATTTGTACCTATGTTTGAACCTCTCCAACCTGGCTGTCCTTGGATGACTAATCGTTTTGCGTATGGACTAGCCAAAGTAGTCGCTGGCCCTGTAATAACCACAGTGTCGTCTGTGCCGTTATCGGCTAACTGTAGTGTAGGACCAGTTGTGTAACTATCTGATCTATTTGCGTAATCTGGTGTAGTCTGCGTAGGGAATTCGATACTACCATCTGCGGCAAATGTCCATTCACTGGTTCCTACTGGAACATTAACAACAAAAGTACAGCCAAGAGCTCCAACTTCTCCACCTACGAGAGTTATAACATCACCAGCTGTGTATCCTTTGCCAGGATTAACTACGGTAATAGTGCTGACGTAGCCACCGATAGAAAGGGCATTTACAGTCAATCCCGAACCAGTACCGCCTGTTGTGGCTAGTCCTAAATATGTACCTATATTATATCCACCTTGGCTGTTTATGCTGGCAACAGTACTTACTGCCCCATAATATGTGGTTGTTACTTGTATAGTACCGTCAGTGTTGGTACGCACATTGTGATTATCAGTGCCCAAGATGATACTGGTTTCGGTTAAATCACCTGTGGTCAAATGTAGGTGATGCTCACCTTCATATGTAGGTGCGCTGGCGTTAATCAGTACTGATTCAGCACCTGTATTATCAGGGTCGTAGTTATTGTCTTCAGGTGACACACGAATTCTAAATTCATAGTTCTCGCTGATTAGTTCATAACCAAAATCGCCATCACCAAATTCATCTAATACAACTGTGCCCGACTCTGGATTTGCGAGTCCAACACCCTCTGGATAGATCCACCAGTAGAGTGTTTGATCGGCATTGGCCACTGACTCCACATACACATTGTTCAAACTGCTTGCGGACTGAGTGATGTTATTAACTGTTACTGTAATACCGTTTTCTGTATTTGAATAGTTTCCACCGCCTTTGATCACCAACTTCTGACTGGCCACCGTTGGGCTTGCTGGTGTAAGTTGAATAGTTGGATTGCTGGTAACATATCCTTCTGAGATCGTACCACCCGCTGGTAATGTTACCGTGCCGTTATTTTCTAAAGTAACTGAGTAAGCACCGTTGACTAGTTCATTACTAACGCTAGATGCTGTGAGTAGGGTACCTATTAGGAAGTTGCTAACATCTATCTGCTGAACCGGTTCGGTAGAATCTATTGCCGACGCATTGTCTGAATCAGTTAGACCAGCGTTGATCACTGTGATGTCACTGGCTGAACTGTTGAGTACGCCACTGAAACTTGCGGCTGTAAAGTCCCAGTTGCCCACTGTAAACACATTGCCCGTGGCTGGTACTTGTAGTACTGTGGCATATGGGTCTTCGTTAAGGTATAAGTCGCCAAATCCGCCAGACAGTGCTACATAATCCTGTCTAACTGCTATGTTACTACCACCGCCTTCACCGTTAATAAACTGTCCGCAAAATGACCAAGTGGTGGTATTGTCTACGAGTCTTTGCCACTCTACTAGGCCATTAAAATCATATTTGGCCACAATCCAGGTATAGTTAGGACTAGGGTCGCCGGTTACACCTGATATATACAGTTTGTCATCAGGCCCAACCACTATACTGGTAGAAATTGTTATACAGTCGCCCACTACACGACGGCTCCATTGCTTGACGCCCAGGCTGTTGAGTTTAACTATGCCTATACCACTGCCGATAGGGCCACCGTTGTCAATGCTATATTGTCCGCAAATGTAGATATTACCCTGACTGTCAATATCGGCATCCGCTCCCGAGCAGTCCCAACCTGCGTCAAACTGTATGGCCTTTTGCCACGCTATGGTTCCATCGCTGGCATACTTGACCACTACCATACGATCATCTTGATCACCAGATCCAGAGATGCTATCCACTTTGACAACCATATCGTCAATGCCATCTGTGCCGCCAAAGTTAGAGCCGAGTACTGTTGCAATTGTTTCACCAACAGTTCTATTACCATTGTCGTCATAGTTGATAACAATAGTAGGAACGCCAGCATTAAAGGTAACGTTAAAGTTTACTCCGTTTGTAAACACGTAGGTGTTGGTTATCCAGTTGACATTGCTTACAGGTTCTGTTACTGCTGTGACCACAGCATCATTGATGCCATATGCCAGTTGACTCATATAACCCACAGCCACTACTTCATTGGTTGGACCCAGGCCCATACCATAGGCTTCTTCGTCGGCCTGGCCGTCTAGTTTTCTTGACCATGTAACGGTACCATCGGCTTTGTTGATCTTGGTAACAGATAGATATGATTTAGTACTGGTGTTATCAACGTTGACATAGCCAACCATAACAGGATGCCCATCTGAGTCTACATCAACTACATTACTACTACTGTCATAACCAAAGTCATAAATTCTGTTCCACTCTACGCTACCATTGTTGGTGTTGATCTTGGTCAAAGTGGCTTGATAGTATGGATAAGAAGCGTCACCGGTTTTTCCTGCTACATAAATCCAACCGCCTACCGAATCTACGGCTAATCCCCAACCGTCTGTTTCTAAATCGTCGGCAAATCTGGCTGTCCATATTCTTGTGCCAGCGGGTGTGTATTTGCCCACTGAGTAGTATCTACTGTCAGGGCCCGGCGAACCGGCTTGGAAATGACTGAACAGAGCAATAACATTGCCGTCACTGTCATATTCTACGCTGGTTGCTACTTGTGGGAAATCTGTTAGGGGAGTGCTTGACACAAATGTCTGTACCCAAACGTTAGGATCTACGCCACCCCCACCACTGTTTTGTCCAGTGTAGGCTGTGGTTTGCGTTGTGCCATCTGGGAATGTTAGAAGACCATCTTCACCAAACAACCAGCCGTGATCTGCACCAGCCATATCAGTTCTAATATATAACCCCGGAGGTGCTCCACCGTCGTCAATTCTAATCTGAGTATTGGAGCCGCCAATTTTAACCGTTGGTATACTGTCCGATGCGTCTATGATCATACCGTTTGGCAATGTTAAGACACCATCTGTGCCAAATCGCCAAGTATAACTGTCGCTCGGTGTACCAAATGAAACTGTTTGGGTTGCGCCAGGCTCTTCAAATCCTGCTGTAATATCTTGAGCAACAT